TTCAAACATTATGATTTCAATAAAAATTCCACTGCCCCACGCCGGGCAGTTTAAAAAACTTGAAACCAAAATAATTGGTTACCCAACGGGGGTGTGAGAACGATATTCTTTTACAAGAACCACCTGCACCATACACAGGAATACATACACACTTTGCATGTTGACAAAAGGTCAACATACTAGTATGTTGACCCAAAAAGTTCCGAAGTGTGTCGGAGGCACGCTACTTTAAAGTGTAGCACTTGAATTGGGAACAGAGTCCCATACATAGTACACAGGTGCACCGGCCCAGAAGAAATATGTAAAATCTTCTCCGGCAGCTGTGTACATATGAAACTGCTCATTTTCAGTATTATTACCTTCAAGAGCAGCTGTAAACGTCCAGGACAGACGTCTCATATCCCAGGTAGCAGTAGCATTCACCATATCCGTTCTGCCTTTCCCTAAAGCAAAACGGTAGCGAGTCTGAAAAGGAATCTCAGCCGAAACGACGGGATTCTGTCTCAACTCAGTCCAAGCCGTACCAGAAGCATTATTAGAGTTTGCAAAAACTCCATTATACGCCTCACGACTAGGGCCATTAGTTGAATAAGAATGCCATTCCTGAAAAGCCAAATTCCAATCAGCACTAAGCTCTGGTGCCCGGGTAATTGACATCAATCCTTTTGCGTTACTCCCTGTGTGAGTAATTTTATATCTCACAGATCCTCTCCAACCAGCATACGCCATCCGGAAATACTGGTAGAAAGGAGTTCCAACAAAATTGAAGGGTGTAGAGTCATCAGCCAACAAATGTATACCATTAGGATCATACCCATAATATGGGGGCAGAATTCCAAAGGTAGACAAATACCATGATAACTGAGCATTAGTGCCAGTCACATTGAACCTCCACGAGGTGTAATGCTGATATCTCTTAATCAATTGTCGAATAGAAACGATCTTTTCTCCAAAGAAAACTTCAGGTTTATAATCGACAATGTTATAATCCACTCCTTCAACAAAGGGAATAGGAGCAATAGGTCCTGGGCTGTTGTCTTTAGAAACCGTGTCTGACTGTCCATCAAAAGGTGAAAAGTCAGACACTGGAAACGTAGGACTAGACAGCTCAAAATCAGAACCAGCCCTCACAAAGACATTGAATGTAATACCAGTGGCACTATCAGGTGTCACTAGTTGATTCAACACTTTGATTAGAATAATCCCATTATCTTGGTTTGAACTCATACTGATAGAACCAGCATCATCCATACCAACATTCGTGGGAGTTTTATCTAATAGCAAATAAGCATCTTCCTGACACCAAGCTACCTCAAACTCAAAATCACGTCCTTCAGAAAGGTCAATGATTTGAGTATAAGCAGTATTGGTGTAATCTGAATGACCAGTGGGATTACCATTTGGATCATAAATTACAGCAAGACGCCCTTTTTGCATTGGGCTACTGATCGCTTGAATACGGAAAATGAGAGTACCAGACCAATACATAAAGACCTTACTCAAAAAGTCCAAAGATGTTGGTATGATTCTGTCACCTGCCGGAGAAGTAACAGACGCAACAGCAATACTTGACTTGATAGTGGGCGTTACACGCAACGCTACCAAATCATCACCGTAAGCATCAGTCACTTCATAATCAAACTGACCTATATATGACTCTATAGACGAGATGTACTCAATTGACAATTCATCAACCCCACTCAAACCCACTGTACGTGGATCGACAGTGAGTTCTTGTTTGGGGTCAACCGTCAATTTAAATACTTCATCTGGAGCATCAGTAACAGCCATATGACCAAAGTAAGTAGGTTTCATCCTACTCACCCCATCTATAACTGCCGGACGAGAAAAACCAAATAATTTGGCTACTTGTCCCACTGCAGTCCCTGCTATATTTGTAGCTCGTGCAAACACTCCTATAATTGGAACACCTTCCAATTGATGAGCTGCACTTGCTATAGCAGAAGCTACAGAAGATACTGGACCAGATGAGTACTCATCTCTACTAGACATAGACATTGCCTCTTTGGGTGACTTACGCTTCTTCTTTCTGTGAGTATTAGACACAATAGTCTCTGACTCACCATAAAAAGTAGTCGTAGGAACACACAATTTAACATTCGTAGCCCACGCAAAAACTGTAATCGATACATTGTCAGGTGTACCATTACAGCTAGCTAAAGGACCAAAACTGTCTAAATAGAGACTTCCCATCTCGGTAAAATCGTCGTCCACTATATTCAGCCACGCATTCGGCCAAAAATATGGTAAACACAAACAACCACCCTGACTCTTACCTGGATCTAAAAAGATTTTAGGCAATTGAGAAAGGGTAATATGTTGTGTTGTTCCATTTGTAGTGAGCAACGGAGTAGCTGAATTCATCGGATTCCAAGCTACTAAAACCTTACCCACATGAAAAGGGGTGCCATTGATGACAACCCTAACATGTAAGTCGGCACGGAGAAGTTTGAAATTCTTAATCTTCTCGGCAACACGATTTGACCGAAAGAAAGAATCCCAAACATCAATGTTATCTGACACATAACCACCGTTAACCCAATTAACATTATAAACAATAACAGGTCTCGAAAGAAAATCTCCAAGATCTGCATCATCATATGCTGATTGATCAACAGTGATATCTTGAGCAGGTGAATACTCAACTATGTGCTCAGTCACACTCTCCTTAAAAGTCACAGTTTCCTCCTTGGTACAATCTTCACCAGTTGTAACAACTGGATCCGATTGTGCCACAAAGCACAACTTAATGCACTCGCAAACTGGACTTATACAGTCAGGAGAACTACAATGAGTCTCCATAACTTGCTGATTCTGGGTAGTACTGACAACCGAATCATTGATGTCAGCCTCCACTGTTCCGTGGACCTGGTTTTCCCGATTTGTTAACGTAGAGACGGGACACGCTCCACTCTGTAAAGAATCTGTAACCAAGTAATTTTTATTGTTAGAATCTAGGTGAGTCAAACCATAGATACCAACATCCACCGGAAAAGTGTCCAACATCTCACTCTCAGCTTTAAACTTTGAATGAGACAACTCCAATGGCAAATCCAGTTCCACACCTGTAAGGCGCATAACATGGGTCTCCCAAGGGAGCCAGAAATTACTGGACGTATATTCTACGATCTCAGGGTGGAATTCGCAGATATCATATAATTTCTTCATTTGGGTATCATGGTGAACCCTACCATAATTAACCCACTCAATCTTAGCAGATTCCATAGCTCCAGCTAACTGCTCTTGCCATGAAACCACTTTGGACTGAGTTTGAACCATAAGCGACTTCAAGATGCTCTTCTCATCTAGAGGAGCCATCCATCGGTTTATACGGCTCTCCCATCTAAACTTCCTTTTGAGAATCTCAGTATCCTCAATCCGTAAAAACGGGATTGACTCAGACTTCTTGTCTGGCATAGTGTATTTCATACCAATGGTATCAAAATAAGCTGCAATAGAAGTATGATTAAATTTCTTGCATCTCCTTGAAACACCAAAAATATTATCATCACCATACGTCAACAAAGAAACATTCTGGTCAAAGCTATCCAATGAACCTTCGACTTGACTATAAGCCATTCGAATATAAATTGAATTAGCAATTGAATTCACAATAGTGGTTAATGGATGACCTGACGGATTACCTCCGTAAAATCTAACCAAATCACCATGAAAATTCACAAGCGGAAAACTCAAATCTGTTGCAATAGCATTCATCATATTGAGATCTTCCTCTTGATATCCCCAATTTCGAGCTAACACTTTCAATACTTCAAGTGATCGCCGAATGAGGAAAGCGGGCATCTTCTTATCAAACTTACTATAATCACCAGCCACGATACGATCAGTACCATGCTGCGTCAAGTAATCATAGAAATTCGTCCACTGTTCAGAAAAGGGATTAGTTCCAATCATCAATTCAGAGATAAGAGGATTCAGCTGCAAAATTTCTGCTATAGGCAGGAAATATTTCCTGACAAGCAGAGTAAAAGCGAACTGACATCCAGTAAATACTCTGGTGGAGCCACTCTCTACCTTCT